TGAAGGGTAACAAAAATGCTACCAAGAATAAGCTCTTTGCTGATCAGCTTAAACGTCATTTAATACAGAACCCACAGAAGTTAGAGAAGATTGTTGAGAAACTTATTGATGATGCTATGGAAGGTAATATAGCAGCTGCAAAAGAAGTTATTGATAGGGTTGATGGTAAAGCTGTTCAGTCAACTGAAATAACAGGTGCAGATGGTGAGCCATTAACAGGTATTCAAGTTACGTTTGTAAAGCCTAATGAATGAACTACAAGGTGCGATTGCCAAAGCTGAGTTTCCTGAGAAATTGGCTTGTTTATTTGAGCCTATGCGTTACAAAGTTTTGTATGGTGGTCGTGGTGGTGCAAAGTCATGGGGAGTATCAAGGGCTTTACTCATTCTTGCTTGCAAATCAACATTCAGGATATTATGTGCCAGAGAGTTTCAAACATCAATTAAGGATTCAGTTCACAAACTCTTATCAGACCAAATCTACGCACTTGGTTTAGAATCTTTTTATGAAATAACGCAGAACGCTATCAGAGGTAAGAATGGTAGCGAGTTTGCTTTTGTTGGTTTAAAGAATAACGTAGCAAATATTAAATCATTTGAAGGTGTGGATATATGTTGGGTTGAGGAAGCTCAAACAGTATCCAAGAATTCATGGAATGTATTAATACCAACAATTCGTAAAGAAAATTCTGAGATTTGGGTAACATTTAACCCTGAATTGGAGTCAGATGAAACATTCCAACGCTTTGTTGTTAATCCCCCTGATAATTCTGTAATACAGAAAATCAATTGGTCGGATAACCCATGGTTTCCTGAAACATTAAACTTAGAACGTCTGGCACTTAAGAATAGAGATGCAGAAGCCTACAATACTGTGTGGGAAGGATTATGTAGGGTTACAGTAGATGGTGCTATCTTTGCTAAAGAAATGCAGATGGCAGAACTTGAAAATCGTATTACAAGAGTGCCTTATGACCAAATTAAACCTGTTCATGCTGTGTTTGACTTAGGATGGGCAGATCATACGGCTATATGGTTCGTGCAATTTATTGGCATGGAAATACGATTAATCCGTTATTTACAAGCAAATCAACAGACAATATCTTGGTATCTTGCAGAAATGCAGAAGTTTGGGTATTTCTTTGATACTTTATGGTTGCCACATGATGCAGCTGCTAAAAATCTAGGTTCTGGTCGTAGCATTGAGGATATTGTAAGAAGCACAGGCATGAAAGTGCAGATATTAGACAGAGTTCCTGTAACGGATTCTATCAACGCAGCAAGAACTATCTTTAATAAATGTTATTTTGATAGGGAAAACTGTGATGAAGGACTGCAATGTTTACGTCATTATCGTTATGATGTAGATGAGAATGGTGCTTGGAGTCAAAAGCCATTACACGACCAATATTCGCATGGTGCTGATGCGTTTCGTATGTTAGGACTAATGGTTAACGAGCCTAAAAAAGTCAAGCCTAAAAAGGTTTATATTGAACATGGATCATGGATGGGTTAAAATTTAGTTTACAATGAGGGCAAAATATGGCTGAAATCGACACAAACCCAGATAGTCGCATCCAACAGGCGATGGAATATTTGCGTCAGGTAAATGACGTAGATTCTAATAACAGAGCCGAAGCCTTAGATGATGTGCAATTTAGTGCTGGTGATCAATGGCCTGTAGACGTTCAAAATTCAAGAATATTAGAAGCTAGACCTTGCCTTACCATTAATAAAGTCGATGCGTATTGCCGACAAATCGTAAACCAAATTCGTGAGCAACGACCAAGAATTAAAGCTCATGGCATGAATACGCAGACAGATGAAAAGCAAGCTGAAATCATCACAGGTATTTGCCGACACATAGAATTGCAATCAGATGCAGACCAAGCCTATTTAAATGCAGTAGATTATGCAGTTCGCATGGGATGGGGATATATTAGGGTTACTACTGATTACATTAAAGATGATAGTTTTGACCAAGAAATCTATATCAAGCCTATTGAGAATCCATTTACAGTCTATTTTGACCCTAATTCAATTATGACTGATGGTTCAGATGCAGAGCGTTGTTTAATTACTACACTTATTCCTAAGAAAACATTTAGTGCAATGTATCCTGATGCTGAAGTAGATCAGGGTTTTGTTAGTCGTGGAACAGGTGATGTTATAGGCGATTGGATACAAAAAGAAGAAATCCGTATTGCAGAATATTGGTATACAGTTCGTGAAAGTATTGTTTTATTACAATTATCTGATGGTTCAAGCATCTATGAAGATGAAGTTGATAAGAAATTGATGGCAGAAATGGGAATTGAAATCATCAATAGACGTGATTCAGTTCGCAAAAAGATTAAGTGGTGCAAAGTTACTGCTATGCAAGTGCTTGAAGAAGGCGATTGGGCTGGTAAATATATCCCAATTATTCCTGTTTATGGTCAAAGCACCATAGTTCAGGGTAAACATAAGCGTTTTGGCTTGGTTAGAATGGCTAAAGATCCACAACGTATGTATAACTATTGGTCAACTGCATTAACTGAAACTGTTGCACTTGCACCTAAAGCTAAATGGTTGCTTGCAGAAGGACAAGATGAAGGTCACGAAAACGAATGGGCTCAAGCTAACATTAAAGCGATGCCTGTTTTACGTTATAAACAGACTGATATTGATGGCAGATTAGCAAATCCACCGATTAGACAGACACCAGAACAGCCACCAACAGGTGCAATGGCAGCGATGCAGTCGATGAATTTAGATTTACAGGCAGTTATTGGTATTTATGATCCTAACCAACTACCACAGGGTATTCAGTCAGGTAAAGCTATTCAAGGTCAGCAAATGCAAGCTGATATGACTAATATGCACTATTACGATAACTTAACTCGTTCTATTAGACAAGTTGGTCGTATTATTTTGGATTTAATTCCTAAGATTTACGACACACAACGTGCGATGCGTATTATTGGTGATGATGGCAAACCTGAAATTATGACGATTAATGAACGCAAGATGGATGAACAAGGCATTATGCGTATTATGAATGATGTTACGATTGGTGAATATGACGTTGTAATGGATACAGGCCCTGGCTACAATTCTAAGCGTCAAGAAGCAGTAGATTCTATGATGGCATTGTTCCAAGCAGAACCATCACTTGTACAAGTTGCTGGTGATTTGTTAGTTAGAAATATGGACTTCCCTGGTGCTGATGTAATTGCAGATCGTTTAGCAATTAATAATCCGTTAGCACAGATTGACGATATGTCAGATATACCACCAGCAGTTCAGATGAAGCTAAAACAAGGTCAGGCAACAATACAGCAGATGCAACAACAGATTCAGCAGTTGCAGATGATGATTAAACAACGTCAAGACATTGAGGGTGTTAAGCAAGAAGCTGAAACGAAGCGTGAACTCATGCGTCAGACTACTAAAGCTCACGATACAGAAATGCGTGTTCAAACTACTGCACAAGATACTGTTGTTAAGACTGAAACACAAAAAGAAATTGAAGCAATGAAAGCACAATTAGCTTTGATTCTAGCTCAAATGAATAAAACATCTGCTAAAGAAGCTGAAGCTGAAGCAGTCGAACGAGGAATATAGTTGTAAATTAACAACAAAAGTATTAAGATATATTAAACCTTACCTGTGAGGAACACAGGGTTAATTCTTGGAGAACTCCATGTCAGAAGCAACAGTATTAACAAGTGAGAATAGTGCCGAATTTTATGCAAACAAATTAGGTTTAGCTGCCGAACCTGAAGTTGAGGCTGTAGTTGAGGAAACTCCTACAGAGCCGACAGAAGTAGAGGAACAGAGTGAGCCAGTTGCAGAAGATGAGGAAAAAGTAACAGAAGAACGGAAACCCAATCCGAAACTTGAAAAGAGGTTTTCAGAACTCACAAAACAACGTGAGCAACTGCGTAAAGAAGCAGAAGCAGAACGTCAAAAACGTGAAGAATTGGAAACTCGTTTAAAGGTATTGGAATCACAGGCTGCACCTAAAGTGGAGCAGAACAGAGATGAAAAGCCGAGGCCTGATCAGTTTGTAGATGCGTTTGAATACGCAGAAGCATTGGCTGATTGGAGTGCCGAAAACGCTGTAATGCGTAGTAAACAGGAAGAAATTGAACGCAGAAGGCAAGAAGAACGTAACAAAGTCATCGAAACTTGGAACACTCGACTTGAAACTGCAAAAGAAGATTTGCCTGATTTTGAAGATATGGTAGCTTCTAGTGACGTAATCGTACCTGATCACGTTAGAGAAGCAATTTTGGATAGTGAAGTTGGGCCAAGGATTTTATATCATTTGGCAGAAAACAAAGAGTTTGCTGAAAAAATCGCTAAATCTTCCGCAATTACTGCTTTACGAGAAATAGGTAAGTTGGAAGCAAGGTTTGAAAAGCCTTCAGAAGTGAAGCCTGTTGCTGTGAAGTCTAATGCACCTGCTCCGATTAGTCCAATCAAAGCTGGTACAAGTGAACAAGTTATAGTAACTGATACAGATAAAATGACTTTTGCACAGTACAAAGCAATGCGACAAG